CATAAGGCCACTGCCGAGCGGGAGTACAAAGTGTACCGCAAGCTAGTAGCGCGGAACGTTGCGTTACCTGCGCATGTGTTGTACACGTTCGACTGTCCGGTTACAGTCGATTCAGTAGCCCTGCGCCGCTTCAAGTCGGATTCCGGAGGTGAGCTTTTGCTGGCCAATTCGTCCGGGGTCGAGCATGTGTTAGCGCGCACCATCTGCCGCTACTCCTTTGCTGACGTTGTGGGCTACTGCATTGAACCAGCACAGCATGCTGAGCCCTTGCGCGATTTCTCGCGCTGGGCTTCTACTGCTGGCTACCACATCACAATGCTGGACTGTCCATCCCCTAGCATACTGCATCGCTCAGCTACTGCGCAGTGCACGTGCGAAGCATTTTATCGCGCTACAGGTTATTACCTCCACCGCGCGTATGTTTCTGCGCGTGATACGTGGAATAGCATGGACGTCCAAGGTGTGCTCACTCCCGACAACGTTGGGTTCGACGGCTCCGTCTTTGACTTTGAGGACCTTGTTCCCGACACGACCCGGTCCCCGAAGTCCCTAGCGCCCCTCCGCTCATTCTACCATCTTGCGTGGGGGCAGTCCGGTCTGCACTATATCACAGAAGCCATATACCCCTCTGGCGAGCTGGACCTCTCTATCTATGAGGACTTTGCGCTATTCGGTGTTCATGGTTTCGCCGAGGACCTCGTGCGTCCAGGCTTTGACAGCTTTCTGTCTGTGCTATTTCCGGAGTACTGCGGCGCTTTCAGCTTTGAGTCAGCCTTCCAGGCTATGCGCGAGGGTAACACTGACGCTTTAGCGCTGTACCTCGCCTATCGCATGCGTTATGATGCTAATAAGCCCGGCAAACTGTTTCTACCCGCGCTAGCAACTTTGCGAGTGCGGTAAGGGGTCCGCCGTTTGCGCTTGCAGCGTACAGCATGGCGATGTGGAGCTGCCTATGATTGGCGCCGTTAGGTACTATCCTATCCCAGACCAGCACTTGAAGTCTTGCGATGCACTTCTTCATTTTGCCATGCCTAGGACTCCACCTAACGAGCAGCCGTTCGAGAAGACCGTACATATTGGCAGCTACTTTGCTACTATGACGAAGAAGCGGAAGCCGCCATATATTGACACGGCTCTGCAGGAACGTCTCTCCAGCATCTATGGCAATATTGCGTTCAGCACAGACTATACTGGTGCCGAGGACGTATCGCACTTGATAAAGTATGCACTCCCTCTGCAAGGCAATGGTTCGGTAGATTTCTCGAAGTTCGAGAATTCTATAACGCCTAGCTTTACTGATGGACAACTCTGCTGCATTTTGCGCAGTATGTATGCCAATCTCAAGCGCGCCCGTGATGACCAGTGCTATCCTGCCCGCAGCCCCTTGGTGCCATTCGAGAACATTCGATACTCCAATACTGCTAGTGCCGGCATTCACTTGGGTAAGGGCGCCATTTTCCGGGCTGCCTTAGAGACCCAACGTAAAGAGTGCTTGCAAGACGGCATGCGCACCCCCTTCCTTCTAATTGCGAGTGCCTCCACTAAAGGTGGGTCCGCCTCCAAAGATAAGCTGCTGGACAATCGTCTCGCGGTTTTCCGCGGCGACGTGCCCGCTGGTCCTGAGATGGCTAACGTTGCGCGGCAGATAATTCAAGCTGCTGGCGTTGGCTTGGACTTCCAACATGCTCTGACGAAGCCTACGCTGAGCGCTCTCAATGTACCTAGTCTGCGGAATCCGTATTTGGGGGGACTTTCTGTGCTGCCGCATCACTTGGCGCTATACTTAACACCCCTTCTTACGCACGGGCCCGACGCCGTTAATTTCGCGCTACGAGAGCCTGCCCCGGAGGCTATCACAGAATTTGAGACCTTCAGCATGGACTTTCCAAAGTGCGACGCTAATGCTAGCTCCACTTTGACGGCTATGTATTATGCTTGCCTCGCGTCGTTTCTTGATGTTGACGATGCTGCGGCACATAATTTGCTTGTCACTGTGCTTGGCTGTACGTCGTACTCCGTCACGCTGGCGAATAATACTGACGACAATCGCGAGCATTTGTTCGTCAAAACCACCGGCGTGCAATCAGGCAGTGCCGCGACTGCTCCTGGCAATTTCTCTAACTGCCATGAAACCTTTAACGCGGCTACCGTATTTTCCACTGCCTGCAATCGCGACGCACCTGCCGAGGTTCGCAGCATAGCTTGTCGTACACTTATGGAGGATAACAGCACCGCTGCGCTATACGTGCAGCGCTTCGTGCGCCATGGAGGCGTTGGCGATGATGGCTCTGGTGCTGCCGCCTCGTGGTTCAACTTTGCGCGCACTATGGTTGCTTTGCGGAATTTCGGAGGCTATGAGATGGCCGGAAAGTTCCAGCAGCCTGCCTCGGAGTACTGCTCCAACACCTTGGCTTGGGATATCGACTCGTATGGCCGCCCAGCACTCCTGCCTCTGCCTGACCCGCACAAGTTGATCGCTTCGGCCATACTTGTTCCGAAATTCACAGGCTACCGCGAGCTGTACTATAGGCTCTTCTCTCTAGTGCCAAACGCTAGTACGTTGATGCTAAGTAATAGCCCGTTCCGAGACCTCCTCTACCACATTTTAGAGTATGCCTGGGAGAACCTGCAAGATTCTACTGTCTCAATTTTCGACATCGATCTTAGCGATGATGTTGTTTCTGAGGGCTTTAAGATCTATCAGGACGTGATCGGCACTCTAGAAATGGTGCTGGGTACCTTTATGAACTGGCAAGAACGTGTCACACCTGGCTTGTTGGAGCTTACGTACAATATTCAGGCACGCGTATCCGCTTCAGGTGCTGCTGCAGCCTCTACTGAGGCTGCGCGCTCCGTCAGTGGTGACGTGTGCACGTACTGCTGTACTGCTTCTTCGCTAGGCTGCTCTTCCTGCAGGTACTTCCTCTGTAACACCATCGGCCACTCGTGCGCTGCGATGCACTTCAGGCGGTATCCTAACCATGTGCCGCATCATCGCATGCGCACGCCTGTGTGCTCCGTCTGTCGGGCACCTGGCATTACCGCCCGATCCTTATATACTTGCAAGGGTGCCTTCGTGTGCTCTGGGTGCGCCTCTGGGCTGCCGGCAGCTCTCCCTGTTCTGTCAGGCGCCAGTCTTGGCCTTCTGCAGACGAAGGAGCCGTCTATATTTATGGGGACCGACATCGATGTTGCGGACGACAATGCGCGATTGACCTACCTGTACGAGCGCGCCTTCGGGAGCGACTGCAGGCTAGCGCATACGTACCTGCTTCCCATTGTGACATTCTTTGCTGTTATTGGAGAGCGCGACTCAAAAGCGAAGGCTGTTAAGAACCCGACACCCTTTATTCATGACGGCGTTATGGGCTTCCTTGTAGACGACTTCGGCCACCGGCAGACTGCGAACTATGCTGTGGACGGCGTCGATGCAGTGATCACGGCTGTCGGCTCCCCGCCGCGCCTTTTCATTCCTAGCCCAAAAGCTGATGGGACTGCCTTAGTGGTTCGAGATACGACTAATTATGCATACTATGAGGTCCTTCGGGAGGCGCAGATGTATCTTAGGACGAGCCCCGAGCTCGCCTATGCGCTTACGCACCCCCAGCCTCTACCGATTGCCTTTAATGTCGGGTCTCTAGCCATTATGTCTACAGTCACGCGCATTGTCGGGCCGCCTGGCACTGGTAAAACGTACTCTCTGGTTCAGATCTGCCGGCATTATTCGGGCAAGCATATCATCATCCTGTCGGAGTCGCACGCTGCATGTGATAATATCTGCACTGCGCTGGACTCCGCTGGTCTTGAGGTGCACCGGTTTATGCCTGCGATGAGTCCGTATATAGCTCGCGTGCCGCACGCTTGCCTCACCTTCTCCCAGCAGAAGATTATAGTTACGACCACTAAGGCGCGCGTCAGCGTTAATTACCGCTTCGACGTGATCATGATTGATGAGGCCGGCACCACCACGCCCA